GAAGCCGCCAAGCCTCTAATATAGTTATAGCCTTGTGATGGTTTACTCAAGATAGATGTAGCAGTAGGAGCGCCTATTGCATTCAATGTACCAGTTACACCTAAACTCTCCGAGAATGCAGAAAATGGTATTTTATAAGTTGTTGCATTACGAGTAAATACAACATGATCGCTAGCTGCGTTAGATGTTGCTGCAATTGATTGGTCTATATCTTTGGCTAGTGTTGTACAAGTCATTATACTGTTCCGCAAGTTGCTGGGTCATCTTCACAGCACCCATCATAGAAATTAAAGTTATTAAACGTGTTCTGGTAGTTGCCCGAACCTATCGGTAGGTTGCTTGGGTAGCTTGATTTAGGTGGTGTGTTGCCTATTACATTCATAACATTAAGTGAGTCCCTAGCCTTCATAGCCAAGTCTACACTCACAGCAATATCATAAGTAGTAGCAACCTTTAGAGCCATATTGAATACAAGCCCTTCCTCTGCGCCTGCTGGGATAGTTATCTGGTCTGATGGGTTGCTTACATTGGTATAACCAAGCTTTGTACCCATAGCGTCGAGTGATGCCATGAATCGGTTCATATATCTGACTACTGTCTGGAAGTCTACCGCTGGCAATTCCTGCTCTGGGGATTGAACTGTTATCTCTTGGAGAATATCACTTACTACGTCTTCTGCTGTTGACATGCTTTTTAGCCTCCGCTTTAGGGGCGACTTTCTTCCAGCCAAGTGATAGTGCGTAAGTCAATGAATTATCATTAACAGTGATTAAAGTCCCGTCTGGTTTTACTAATTCATGCATGTGAATCACCTCTTGTTGCATTATAACTGGTAGGAGCAGTTCAAGCAATTTTATGTGCTAGGCTATGGATAAGTTAATTAATTGGAAGATAATTTATGAAAATAGAATCATATAGAGTACAGGACGAGTTAGATTCGCTTGTGAATGGCATAACCGAAGCTATAAGGGGTGATGTTATGTACAGTGAATATGTGGGTGACAAGATTACGGAAATGCACAAAGAGGCTTTTTCTAATATGCATCATCACGTTACAGTTAAGGAGGGTCGGTTATGCTTGTATTTATCTCATGGTGATGACTTTGATGATTCGTGCTTCCTTGATTTGGAGCAAGAGCTTGTCGAATATATTGCTGAAGGTGATGAGCATAAGGATCGCTTATACTCTTTAGTGTCTAGGATATGCGTAGAGGGTGATTTATGATATTTACAGCAGCTAAATCTGAGATGGTTAAACTGAAGGCTGGAGAGGAATTCCCATTCAAGGTAGGCGATAAGGTGGCCAAAAAGATGCTTGTCACTTGTACTATTGTTAAAATTGAAGGCGATAAGGTTACTCTTTCGTATGGGTATGATAGCAAGGGTGATTTATGAGCTTATATTTAGTGTTTGCAGCAATAGGGTTTTTATTTGGCGGGTTTGCTGGTGCTGCTATTGGTGTGCTAACTCTGTTTATTATTGAGATTATATTAAGTTTGATGTAATAAAAAGCCCCAATTAAGGGGCTTTGTCATTAAGGCTAGTGGTTAAGGCGTGCCGAAACTCTGACCAGCAAAGAACGGGTTCATAACGCCATATGCAGGTAAGAAATCGAATCGAACAATGTTCTTGTTCTCACGTAGACTTGCGCCTTTAGATACACGTATCTGCAAACCATCACTGGTAGTTGCAATAGTATCTGTGCTGTAAAGCTTAGGAATTGGTACTGAACCAATTGCAAACGCTTGTTTATGCCAGAACAGGTTAGGCTGGATTAAGGTAGAAGCTGCTCCACCTAATGTAACTACATCGCCTGAAGTTAACGCTGTGTCTACAGTGTTATAAGCACCTGTAGCTTCATATACCGCTGGGCCAGTAATAACAAGGCTTCCAGCACCAGCACCAGATAATGTTACTTCAGCAGTCACAGTACCGCTAAACAAGATTTGAGCGCCAGTTTCATCAACAATAGATTGACGGGTAGATAGGTTCAAACGGTTGCGACCTGTAACAGTGATAGTCTCACCAGCAGCAACAACTAAGTTAGCTTGTAAACCAGTTACAGCGATGGTGGTTGTCATAGTATCTTTAGCAGACAAGTATGTGGCTGTAGGAGTTGCAGACAATGTACCTGCTCTACCAGCACCAGCACCAGTGGTATAACTACCAAGAGTGTTACATGTCATAACCTTCATACCAGCAAAGTTATCAGTGATGGTAGCTTTTCTGTTAGCTGTCATACTGCCATCTTCGCCACCTAGTGAACGTTGATTGCTAGCAAGTTTACGCTGTGTAAAGGGGTTAGCAAAGTAACACATTGCGTCATCCATTGGTACACCAGATGCTTGCATGATTGCGCCTGCTCCTGCAACGTGATCCCAAGTTGTAACACCAGTACCAACAGTACCAGATACCAAACCTGTATTCTTCATTGCGAACTTAGCAAAATCTAGCTCCATATCAGTTACGATACGTTTAGCTGCTGGGGCAATTAGTTGGTCTAGCTGATCCATTTTCAAAGCCTGGTCAACTAAGTTCCAATCAAGCTCGACAGTGAACATGTCTTGAACTGTACCAGATGCTTTACCAGTAATAATACTGTTAGCAGTAGTTGCAGAAATATCACCATCTGCTGTACGTGTAGACTTATAATCAGTCGGACGTTTGAATGAAACAGTGTCACCAGATGAGGGATCGAACTGACCCGATAAAAGTTGAGTGTTTACGTTCTTAGAAATAACGCGGTCTGTCTCGAATGCGTTGAGAAATGTTTTCGCCAATTTAGGCGTAATGTTACTTGCAAAATTGTTAGCCATGAGCGGCTCCTATTGATTATTCAAATTTAGCACCCTTAATCTGGGAATATTTCCTAGAGTCTGGGTCTGTTGCCTTGCCATCGACCCTAGTGGCTGGTGGCGGCGCGTTGGTTGTTTTAGGCTTTCTAGCCGACAACTTAGGTCTAATAGTAGTTTCCATATACAAAGCTGCTTTATACGGACTAAGAGCTTTTAAATTCTCTATATCTAGTGGGTTGTTAGCTAAGTAAGTTGTTATTAATGCGCCTTCTTTATCATCAAGAATACCCATAACAATATCTTCGCTTAGGTTGTAACTTGCCACCGTCTGCCCTGCTGCCTGCAATTCTTTACTACTAACACCAAGAGATTTAGCACGTTCAGTGTAGGTTTCGCCCTTTTTAGTGAACTCTGCCTGCCTAGTTGTTTCAGCCTCTTGCTGCCTGCGCTGTCCTTCTTGCTGGTGATAACTTTGCTCAGTCTCCCATTTAATGCGAGCGCGAAGCTTATCGTTATACTCAGCCACCTCATCCGAATCTGGAAAGTCTGAAAGTTGTGGAATTTCTGGCTCATACTGCTGCTGCCTTGACTCAAATTCTTTAAGTCTAGCCTCGGCTGCATCTGCCCTGCGTTCCGCTTCCATCTTCTCAGCGTGTTTACGGTTAATAACCTTCTGCACGTTATCATTCTGAGATGTTTCCGGTTTTTCTTCGTGTTCCGTATCACTATCAGGTGCTAATTCTGAACCATTATCATCTTCTGAATCTGGATTTTCGGTTTCGTTGTGATCTTCTGTCTCCGCTGTCTCTGTAGTTTCTTCAACTTCTTCGACTTCTTCAACATAGTCATATGTTTCACCGCTTTGTAGCTCACTCATGTAATGCCCTTTAATAGGTATAGTCTTTCGACAAGCCGCGATACTGTCGCGTACAGTTGACTTATTATATGCTTACTGGTACGACCAGTCAAATAAGGTTATCCACCGTCGTTCTCGCTATCAATAACCTTATCATCTACCATCCCCGCCACTTCTTCATATGCCCCTATTGCCGTTGGGCTTACTATTGATTCAGCACCCATTGCATCACGCATAGTGTTGAGCGCATTAGCTGCCGCTGTGAACTCTGCAAGCATTTGTTTCTGCTGTGCCATCATTGCGTTAAACGCTTGATTCTGTGCTTGCAGATCTAGCTTCTGCTGGCCTTGATCAATCTTAGCTGCATCGACGTTATACTTGTCTTCTTTCTCACGTAAGAACTTTTGCACGTCTAGTTCTTGCTCTTGTTGTTTTAATGCAAGCTCTTGTTGTGCTAACTGAATCTTAGCCATT